TTTAAGTCCCACCCCCCAGGGGGAGAGAAGAATCCCAGCGGGGGGCAGAACCATTTATTTATTTACTTGTTACGATACAGCAGCATCAGCAAGAATGTAAACATACCAATTAGTTCCATCGGAAATAACATCAAACTTATCTCCAATCATACCACCACTTAATGTAAGACTACTTGCACCAGAAAATCGTGTAATCTGATTAGCATCTGTGGTAGTAGTTTCATTTACAGCAAGGCCATAAATTTTACTATCACCACCATTAAGTATATGTTCACTATCGTCACCAGATATTAATTTAACTTTAAATCCAGCTTCAATATCACTTAAAGCAGGCAGCGTAACAGTTACTGCCGCACCTTTTAAGATGAAGACTTTACCAGAATCACCGACTTCTAAACTAAAACTAGCGTCAGCTGATTCTACAAAGTTACCATCCCATCCATGAGATGCGCCCATTTTCGCTCTAGCCATCATCTACCTCCTTAAGCTAGTCTTATTACATCAACAGCTTCAGAACCTGAAGTTGCATTTGTAACATGAACTCGCCATAGTGAAGAACCTACACTGAAAGCATCATGAGTAGTATCAGGATTTTCAATATCTGCAAATCCTACTACAGTAACTCCTGAACCAGCTGTCATTGTATAAGTTTCATTTTCACCAGCAGTACCAGTATTAATAAAGCTAAACTCAAATCCATCACCTACAGCACAATCATTGCCACTATAAGCTGTAATTTCAGCTACTAACAAAGCTGCTGTTGGTGTAGTAACAGTTCTAGCAGAACCATTAGGATCACCAGCAATTGCAGCATGTCTTGTCATTTCACTTGCAACAAGTACTACTGCTGTAGTTGTGCCAAGATTAAGGTATTGAGCTTTATTTGTAACATGACCAACTCTAGAGTCGGCTTTATTTTGTCCATACATTGGGTTACCCATAATTAACCTCCTTATAACCAGATAGCATGAGATTCAGGCATACTGAACTCCATACCAGCTTCGGTTAAAATTAAGTCAACTCTACGGTCAACACCAGAGTTTTCAAGTGTTTGCACACCTACATAAACTGAAGTGTCTCTGTTAACACCGTTGCCCACAAGTGGACGATACGAACAATGCTTCATATCAATACCAAGCATTTTAACATTTGTTCCATCTAAGTGGATATTTCTTGCAACATTCATATCACCATAAGGTGTTGAGAATGTAGTAATATCTACACCAAAGACTTTTTTCTTACCTGTCATAGCAATGTCTGATCTAAAGTTAGATGAAATTTCAAGATTATTCTTGAAGTATCCACCCATTTTATGTAACCAGTTCCATACTGCTGTTTGACAGAAGAAAACATTAGCGCTTCCAGAATTATATCTTGGATCAAGATAGTTAGACATATCATCTAAGAAATCATCAGATGTCTTAGTTGCTGTGCTTAAACTAAATTGGTTACCGTAATTTAAGATATAATCTACAGCACCTTGTGTTGTATTATAAGTTTCGTTTTGAGAACCAAACAATAATGAAGTTTCAATATCCCATTTATGTTCAACAAGTTTCTCTTTCCAAACTCTAGCCCACTCATTAGCTTCATACTTAAGAGCTGTTGCTCTAGCAGTATTTGTCATAGCCATAGATGTTTTCCATATTTGGGTAACACCATATTGAGTAGAATAAGGTTGGTCCATCCATGTTTCAGGATAACCTGAACCCTCATCATGAGCAGTTCCAACAACATAACATCTTGAAGCTTCAAGACCTGAACCAGCACCATCACCTGCAATAGATGTTGTAGCTGTTACATCGCCAACTGGAGTGTTAACACCTAAAGGACCAGCAAAATAATCATGTCCTGCTGTTTTAGTTTTAACTACTTCTGCTTCTAATATAGCTGCTTCACCATGCGTATGCGCAGTTGGAGGGCTTGTTGATTCATCTTGATAAGTCACATTTTTTACCTTAATTAATGCATAAGATGCCATATTTCCAGCAGCAGATGATGCAAAAGGTATTTTAACAATTTGACCTGGTAAGAAGAATTTAGGCTGTGTGCCGTCATCTCCTAATAAGATGTCACTGTTTGTATTTCCAAAAACATTTTGAATGTTTCCAGAGTTTTTGTAATCACTGACCATTTTTACATATACTGTACTTCCAGCTGTTTCGTACTCATCATACTGAGGACTTGAATTATCAGCTGATAAATCTTCGTCCCAAGTTACATTGTCTGCACTAAATGCTGAAGGATAAGCATATCTTTTATGGTAAGAACCTCTTTTTTCTGTAAATTTAAAAGAAGGATCATCAGTAGGTTTTTTACTCGCTTTTGATACAAATCGGAAAAAAGGATCTTGCGCTATTGAAAGTTCAGAAACTCTGTCACCAAAGTTATACTTTCTACGAAGATCACCAGTATCTACATTAGCTGTAGAACTACCAGGTCCGTTCGAAAGCACATCCGTTGCTCCTAATTCCGATAACTGTACATAATCGTTTAAAGCCATTTTATAGACTCCCTTTCATGTTTATAGTCTGGCTATTGTTAATTTTAGTCGCCAAACAAGTTATCTAGTTCCTCATCCACTCCTTTTAATGCATCAAATATAGTATTATTTGGGTTTGCATCAGTTGGAGCAGAATTTAATCCGCTTGTACTTGTTGGAATGTTCCGAGCATTTTTCATTTGCTCTACCATATCTTTTTTAACATTCATCGCTACCTTGTTATTGGCCGAATCTCTGTTTAAGATATAATGAATATCTTCCAATGAAAGTCTATGTGTTCCAGCCTTTTGAATCATTTCTTGATATTCATCGTCATTCATATCTGGATGATTCTTTCTAAACTGTTGCTCTTCAGCAATACGAGATTGAGCTTGTCTTTGTCTGCTCATCTCTTCAGCTTGAATCTGATTATGCTGTTGCAATCTGCTTTGTACTAGACTATCTACGTGAGCGTTTAATACTTTAGATGAATCTGAATTTGGATCACCAAGTTCATTAGCGTCAAATTCATAATCTTCTGCTAGACCTAATTGGTCTTGTATTGAAGCGCTTCCACCTCCATTTGTTAAATATCCTCTAACATGGTCCACAAGCCCGCCATCTTGTTTCATAGCTTGTATGATGGCTGCATAAGGCTTTAGTTCTTGCATTTCACTATGCATACGCTTAGCTTCTCTGCTTGAATCCTGATACCTCTTCTTCCAATCTGTTCTTTGAGGGCCTTTCGCTGTGTTATTAGCTGGTTTAAGGGTTTTCTCTTGTTTAATTGGTTGATTATTGTTTGATTCTTCAGATACTATAGAATTTACATCTTTTTCCATAGCTTCAAAAAAATCTTGAGTAGAGTCTTCACTATAATGTGATGAGTTACTACTTTCTTCGTTATTCATTTACTCTCCTGTATTTTTTTTGATGGAAATTTAATAAACATTCTTATTCATTTCCAACACTTTTTATTTGTTTACTTTCTAAGACTGCATTTGCTTTAGTTGCCTGAGCTTCTAAATTAGCTTGGTCTTGAGATCTTTGTGAAGCTAATTGTACATTACTTACAAACTCTTGAGCTCTAAGTTTAGCTTTTTCCTCTTCTGCCTTAATTGCATTTTTTAACATTTGCTGTTGAGTTTGAGCTGTACCTTTCATTTTATTAGCTTCTACTGTTATAGCTGCTTTTTCTTGTTCTTTCTTTTTAACTATCTCCATTTCAGCATCTTGTACCTTACCTTTTATACCTGCTTGAACAAGTTGTCTTTCTAAGGTTTCAATTGCACCTTCTTTATCTTTAAGAGCTGATTCCATAGATTCTAATTGGCTCTTCATTTGAGCGTACATAGATTTCCTTTTTACGATATTTTCTTTATTTCTTATATCGGTTTCAGCCAGAACAGCTATATCATCAACTACGCCTAATTGCATTAGTTGTTTTAATTCTTCTAAATATGCCCATCTATTAACAGGTAAAGTAGATCCAGCAACTATACGTATATCAAATTTAGCTGTAGCATAATCATTAAATTTACCTATAACCTCTCCATAATCATTATAAATAGGAACATTCATATTTACTTCTTTTGATTCTGTAATATTATTTGGTTGTATTACTCTAAATACTTTTTCAGCAGTATATAAAGATTGAGAGTATTGCATTATAACTGTACCTAATTGTTTTAATGCTGGTTCTATAGAATTGCTAAGCCATTGCTTTACTCTTCTTGTACCATACTCATCCATAGCAAGCATACCTCTATAAGTATCTGCTTGTCTATTAGTATCTCCCATCATAGAACTATATATACCTGCTAAATACTCCATATCACCTTTACCCTCTTGCACTATACTAAAAAATGCATTTGACAAAGGAGCGGGTTGTATTGGTGTTGGAGTTGCAGCACCTGGACGTATTGGAAGTAAAGCTCCAGGACTACTAGAGTATTTTTCCCAATAATCTGTATCTATTCCACCCTCTTCATATAAGTACCTTAAACTACTTCCAAGAGAAGCATTATGAACCATAATCTGATGAGCTTTATTTAATTCTCTTTGTTTTCCTACTAAAGGAGAAACAGCTGAAATAGGAAATGGAGTACCTGTCCATTTAAAATGGAATGGTATAATAGGATATTCAGTTATATTAGCAGGAAGATATTTTGAATAAAGAGTTTTATCTCCCACTACTTTTGTAAATTTAATTCTAGGCTGATAAAAAGAAATAGCCTCTACAAGATGTTGACTAAAGTCTTCATCTTTTATCATTAGCTTATATTCTTTTTCAGTTACTATACTATTTTCTACAATAGAACTTTGCTCAACTATTCTACTCATCATAGATTGTTGAGAAGCCATAAGTTGTTGTTGCATCATTTCTTGAGCTTTTTTCATTTCAAGCTCAAATCTTTGAGGTAACATTTTCCCTTCTTGAACAGCCATTTGCATTTGTTGTTGCTGTTCTAGTAATTCAACTTCCATTTCTTGTTGAATTTTTTCCATTTCTATTGCTACTTGTTCTTTAGCTTTAGCAATTTGTTCTTCGTCTGGAGGTATTCTAAAAAAGATATTATAATATAATAGTTTTTCTTTTTCAAACATTTCATAACATTCAATTAGTTCGTCATGTTCTCCAGTAGATGGGTCTATAGATTCTGTCTGATCAATATCTTTGTATCCAAAATCTTTTTTACCTACATCATATGCTTTTTCTGACATATCATACATATTATTATTATCAGCATTAGCATTTTTAATTTGAGTTTTATAATCAGGATATAACGACATTAAATGATTTTTAGGAAGTATTTTTCTAGTCATTATATAAGAAGCATCTTGAAATAACATATCTCTAGACTTTGGATCTACAAATATATCAAATGGTTCTGGTTGTTTTATAACAACTTCACCCATTCCATGATCTTGGTCATGATCAATGCCTACCATCAAATACCCTAATGATTTAGTAATTGAATCATTAATAGCATTTGAATATAATGTTCCAGCATCAGAATTATACCAAATATAATCTGAAAGATCAGAAAATAGTGCAGCTACATCTGTATCACTACCTTCTGCAGCAACAGCTTGCCATCTAGGACCATTAGCTGTAGCATAAAAATTTAACATTTCAACTACAGGAGTAATCCTATTAATTGTAAATGTAGGCATTCCTTGTTCTTCTAACAGTATTCTTTCTTCTTCTGTTAACTGGTTATCATTTGAAAAATCAAATCCTTTTTGATTTATATATTCCCATTGTGCTCTTGTATGAGTGTTTATCGAATTAAATATCGTCTGCACTCTTTGAGCAGTTTTATCTTGTCGTTTAGCCATAATTACCTATATTAAGTTGTTACGCAAATATACTCACAATCACATGCAGCAGTATCAGCTCTTAGATATATCTCTTCTGCTCCAATTAAGGTACCAGCAAAATCTACAGCTGAATCATCATTTGCATAAAAATCATCAGTAGTAAAAAAGAAACTAGAACCCGGTTCTACTTTTATAGCAGCTTCATGTCCTGCTCCTGAATCATATATTATTACTGAAATAAAATTAGTATCATCAAGATTCGTTACTCTGAAATATTTTAAATTAGCAGCTACTACAGCACCTAAGGCATCTGCAGCACCTAAATTTACAATATTTACATTAGAATCATGAGCTACTGACATTATTCTTTGATCTACCTGTCCACATGATGTTTTTCTAAAAGTATTAGAACCACCATAAGACACGCCATTTAGTGTAATCGATTCACTTACTTTTACTGTGAGTGTGGCTGGCGTTACTTTTGTTGCCATTTATTCTCCTTTGTCATTATCTTCATTATTGTCATTTTTTTCTTGATCTGGCTTACCCAAATCTTTTAAAGTTATAATATCTATCATGCTGTTACCCAGCTTCTAGCTTGAGGTTTATGCTTATACATTCTACCTTTTTGATCTGTTTTAACAGATTGTAAAGGATATGCATATTTACAAGCATAAGCCAAAGCATCTATAGTATCATCATGGCCCATTCTAGGACCAAATGTATAAATCTCTCTTTGTAAATCATACATATCTTTCTTTACAAAAACCCCACCTATTGAAAACCTTTGTGCTAATATCTCTTGTATTCTATCTCTTTTACTCATTCTATTTCCTGGTTTCTCAGCACAAAACTTAACTGTAAAATCATTTCTTCTTCTCATCTCCGCTGTCAAAGCTTGAAATACTGGTTTAGACATTGTAGTATCTTCTACAGTAAACAAACTAGGTCTAAATCTTTTATTGTAATCAAAAATATAATCTACAATACCTTTTTTATTCTGTCCTGGAATACCCAAAACAGGTAAACTACGTTTTCGTAAATACTCCAAAACATAGATATTATTATCAGCGCATACACCACAAATGATGATAACACTAAAATCACTATCCCTACGGGTACTATCAGTAGCAGGGTCAACCCCAGCAAAAATGTTGACTGGCTTAACATCTCCATTATCAAGGATAACGTACGATATGCCGCTGTCTTCATCATATTTATAACTCCCCTCCCAAAACTTTATATGGTCTCTAGTGAAGATAGAATCTTCTGCGCTTTGAACTTCCATCATATATTCTTGATAGAATTTCTGTGGCTGTCCAGAATCAGCATAAAACTTCTT